CGGCAGATATGGGTGATCCTAAAAAGATTGCACAAGAGTTAGATGTTTCATTTATTGGTTCGGGTGGTAACGTAATAGATGATGAATTTATCTCTTATCACGAAGAGAATTATGTTAAAGATCCAGAATTTTCTGCAGAATTAGAGAAAGCGATGTGGATTTGGAAGAAACCTGAGGTGGGTCACAAATACATAATGGGTGTGGATGTTAGTAGAGGTGATGGTAAAGATAGTTCTACTATAGTCATTTTAGATTTTGAGAATTTAGAACAGGTTGCAGAATTTAAATACAAACTACCACCAGATATGTTGGCAGAAGTAGTTTACAAATACGGTAATATGTATAATGCCTACACAATAGTTGATATTACTGGTGGTATGGGTGTTGCGACAGTATTAAAACTGTTAGAAATGGAATATAACTTCTTACACTATGACGACCCTAAAAGTAGAAAGTTATCTGAAAAGTACGCAAAAACAAAATATAATGAAGGTGATAAAGTTCCGGGATTTAATGTGGGTAATACTAGACTACAATTAGTTTCTGAATTTGAGGAACATATAAGAGAAAATAAAACTATAATAAGATCTCATCGTTTAATTTCAGAATTGAGGACTTTTGTATATAAAAACGGTAGACCCGATCATATGGAGGGTTATCATGATGATATAATAATGGCTTATGCTATGTGTATCTTTATAGTACAAACATCATTCAAAAAATTAGAGATGGTTGAAAAACAAACTAAGGCTATGTTAGAGAGTTGGATAAACGTTAATAATAAAACAGTTGCCCCACTATTAGAGGATCAGAAGTATGTAAATCCATTCTATACTAACACACCAACATACCACCCTAAACAAGGGAATAATAGTAATAACGACAATGGTGAGTACAATTGGTTGTTTGGTAGGAGATAGTATTTAGTTTTTTTTGATATTTATTATAATAGTAATAAAGTATAAAGATAAAAATGGCTAGAAAAACGATATTCCAACAGTTAAATGATTTATTCGGTCCTGAAGTAAAAAGGGCTCAAAATAAGTCAAGATATTCCATAAATGATAAAGAACTTCTTAAAACTAAATCTAAGGAGGATTTTGAATTTGAGAAACTTAAAAGACAACAAGATACATACTTGTCAAATATGTGGCAGAAAGTTGATAATGAAATATATCAACACTCCATATATTACGAAACAACTAGATTGGCATCATATGCAGATTTTGAGGGTATGGAATTTTTCCCAGAAATTGCTGCGGCATTAGATATTATGATGGAGGAATCTACAACTTTAAATTCAGAAAATAAAGTTTTAAATATATTCTCTGAAAGTAGAAGGGTGAGAAGAATCTTAGAAGATTTATTTTTTAATAGATTAGATATACATACCTCATTACCTATGTGGACAAGAAATACTTGTAAATATGGTGACAATTTTTTATTCTTAAATATTGATAGTGATGAAGGTATTACAGGTGTTAAACAATTACCTAACATTGAAATTAGTAGAAAGGAGAATGAAGGGTTTGAGGGTAATACTACTATTAAAGAAAATGATAAATTTAATCCGGTCACATTTATTTGGGGTCAAAGAGATATAGAATTTAATGCTTGGCAAATTGCCCATTTTAGATTATTAGGTGATGACAGAAGGTTACCGTATGGTACATCTATGTTAGAAAAGGCTAGAAGAATATGGAAACAATTATTATTATCTGAAGATGCGATGTTAATCTATAGAGTAACTAGGGCACCTGAAAGAAGAATATTTAAAATATATGTCGGTAATATTGATGAGAAGGATGTCCCAGCATATGTAAACAAAATCGCAGATAACTTCAAAAGAAGTCCAGTTATTGATCAAAAAACTGGACAGATAGATACTAGATATAATCAAATGGCACAAGATCAAGATTATTTCATACCTGTTAGGGATCCAAACGCACCAAGTCCGATAGATACTTTGGCGGGGGCAACAAACCTTTCTGAAATAGCAGATATTCAATACTTACAAAAAAAGTTATTTACTGCACTTAGAGTACCTAAACCTTTCTTAGGGTTTGAGGAGGCGAATGGTGACGGTAAAAATTTGGCGTTGCAAGACATTAGATTCGCTAGAACTATCAATAGGATACAACAATCTATAATACAAGAACTTAATAAAATTGCAATTATACATTTATATATTTTAGGTTTGGAAGATGAGTTAGAAAATTTCTCACTTTCCCTTAATAACCCATCTACACAAGCAGAGATGTTGAAGGTTGAACAAACTCAATTAAAAGTAACGTTGTATAAGGATTCTGTAGCAGACGCAGGTAATGGTTTTGGTGCAATGTCTATGACTAGAGCCAAAAAAGAAATTTTAGGTATGTCTGAAGAAGAAATTAGAAATGATTTAGAACAACAGAGATTAGAAAAGGCAGCAGCAGCGGAGATGGAACAAACCGCAGAAGTTATTAAGAAAACAGGATTATTTGATAGGGTTGATAAACTATATGGGGACTTTGATGCATTATTATCAGGTGCTGGTGAAGCCGAAGCAGGTGCTGGTGGTGACACAGGTGGTGCAGATATGGGAGCAGGTGGAGATATGGATGCTGGTGCGGAACCAGCCGCAGAACCTGCAGCTGCAGAACCAGCAACCACAGAATCTTTTAGAAAAGATGGTACTTTATTAACTGAAGAAAAAAGAAGAAAATACGATGAAAAAACTAAAAGATATCAAGGTATTTATTTAAGGAGATTAACTGAAAGTTTACAAAATAACGAACACGTTTACAATTTAGATTCTGTTGAAGAGGGTACTGATATATTGAATTCAAAAATTAGTGAGATGACTAAAGAGATTGATAAACTAACTAAATAAGTTTTTTTATAAAAGTTTAATATTTATTATAAAAACTAACACATGGAAAATTTTGGCAATATAAAAGACACTTTTAAACAATTAATGATTGAGTCTATAATTAATAAAGATGAGAAGGGTAAAAAATTGTTTAATAAGTTTTTAAAGACTATCGGTGAAAACAAAACATTAAAAGAACAGTATTTAATCTATAGTAATTTACAAAATAGAAAATTTGATGATTCTTCTGAGTCTAAAGAATATATTAAAGAGAATATAACCCTATTAAAATCGTTGAATAAAAATCATATTAATGGTGGTAATGAGTATTTTTCTAAATTACTTAAAGGAGTAGCCTTAGTTAAAGAAAATCAATCATTCTATAACGATATAGATTTTTTATTAAAAACTGATAAAAACGCATCTAACATAGATAAAATACAGGAATCTATTAATAACATATCTAAAAGAATGTTAGAAAAAGATATAGAAGAAACTGTAGTAACAGAATCTATAGGTTTACCACCAAGTATGTTGGCAAATATTTTAGTATCTAAATTCAACTCAAAGTATTCTGAAATAAACGAAACGGAAAGAGAAATTATAAAAACAGTTTTAAATGGTAATAAAGATGAAAAGAAATCTTTATTCGAATCTGTTAAAAGAGAATGTATAGATAATATAGATAACAAATTAAATGAATCCTCCGATATTGAAATAAAAGATAAGTTATTAAAGGTAAAAGATAAATTATTAAATACTAACTTCGATTACGAAAACTTCAATTCACAGATAGGTAAAATTTACAATTTAAAAGAATCGATAGATTAAAAAATGAACCCCTCCGAAAGAGGGGTTTTTTATTTATATAATTTGACTAATAACTATTTTAATAGTATAATTACATAAACTTTAAATAACAAAAAATGAAAAATTTTATGAATGAAATTAGGAAAAGAAATCAAATTAGATTTATTAGAAAACTATAAAACAAAAATCGGTACCGTAAATAATAAAGAATCAAAAAGTTTATATTTAAACTTTTGTGCGTGGGGGGAGTTAAAAGAAGAAGGCGAAAATTTTAACTACGATTTTTTCTTAAGTAATATAAGAAAAAAAATAAAACAAAAAATAAGTAATACAGTCAACAAAGAATTATTTCACGAAAATAAATACATTGTAGATTTAGATATGAGAACTTCAGGGTTAAATATTAATAAAAGAAGTTTTATGTCTTGTGAAATAACATTATATCAGAAAAAACATTTACCCATAAATAAAATTAATATCGTAGAAAATAGTAAAAAAATAATCTATGATGTCGTAAATGAATGTTTAGAAAATAATCCAGTTTTTACTTTCCATAAATCTAAAAAGTAATTTTTTACCACAGTGGTATATTTATAATAAAAGTATAACACTGTTATGGAAATTCTTAAAAAAAACGAAATAAATAAAAAAGGTATTCTTGTCGAATATGACGCAGGATACATTTCCCCAAAAGATAATAGACATTTTGTAAATGAAATGTCAAACTTAACCAAAGGTCAACCTATTATAGAAGAACCTTTGGTTGTTTATGCCGTAATGCAAAAGTATGGTGTAGAGAATAGAAATGGTAGAGTATACCCAGAGGCTATCTTAAGAAGAGAGGCAGAAAACTATCTAAAATTAATCAAAGAAAAAAGAGCATTAGGAGAGGCGGATCATCCAGAATCTTCTATAGTTGCCGTAAGTAGAATTTCACATAACGTAGTCGATTTATGGTGGGAAGGTAATGTACTAATGGGTAAGTTAGAAATTATTATGTCACCAGGATTTGTTAATCAAGGAATAATTTCTTGTGAAGGTGATAGAGTTGCCAATTATATAAGAAAAGGTTTAAAAATCGGTGTATCATCAAGAGGTGTTGGTTCTTTAGAAAAAGAGGGTGGTAAGAATATTGTTCAAGATGACTTTGAATTAATTTGTTGGGACATAGTTACCTCACCCTCAACTCCAGGATCTTGGATTTATAGTGAGGAACCTTCTGTCGAACAACAAATGTCAGAATCTAAAATAAAAAATAAAGATAATCTATTAAAAGACTCTTTAAATAATTTTTTATTGGATTAATAAAAAAATAACACTTTTTAAAAGTATTGCATATTTATTAAGAAATGCAAATAATTTTGCGTTGTTTAATAATAAATAAAAACAAATAAAAAAAGAAAAAATGGCTGAAAAAAAGAAATCAATCATCGAAGAGGCTTTACTAGAAGCAAAGTCTTTAGAGGATGCCTTAAAAGCCAACACGAAAGAAATACTTGCGGCACATATGTCGAAAGAAATTGAGAGCATCGTTGAGTCGTCTTTAAAAAATAAAGATGAGAAAAAAGAAGAACCAATCTCCGAAGAAGATGACGAGATTAGTGTTGACGATGTAGAAACTAAAGGGTCCGATGATGATGAAGAAGACGTTAAGTTAGATCTTGACGATGAAGAAAACGCTGATGATGATGAACTACAATTTGGTAGTGATGATTCTGATGAACCTAATAATGAACCTAAAGTTGATTTAGATTTAGACACCGACCTAGACTTAGATGCTGGTGAGGGAGACGATGATGATGACGATGATGATGAAATTGGGTTAGGTTTTGAATTACCTGCTATGGGTGCAGAAGATGACGAAGAAATTTTAGACTTAACAGGTGCTTCAGACGAAGAAGTTGTTACAGTATTTAAAAAACTTTCTGACAATGACGAAGTAGAGGTAGTAAAAGATCAAGGTGGAATTCATCTTAAAGATAATGGAACGGGTGCAGAGTATTACATTAAGGAATCTATGGAAGAAGGATGGAATTCTATGGAAGAAGGTGAACAATGTTCTGAATGTGGTTCAGGTACTATGTACGAAGATGAAGAAGGGAAATACTGTTCCGAATGTGGTGCAGGTGATTCTCAAGATCAAATCGTATATGAGATTGAACTAGACGAACCTTCAAGTGAGGAAGACGGATTTGAAATAAAAAATTGGGACGATGCGTCTAAATGGCTTAGAGATACGCCAGAAGGAAGACACGCAGGAAGTAGACCAATTGAAGATTTTGAAGAAGGTGCTTACATTGAAGAAGATAAGTTGCAGAGACACTCTAGAACTAATGGTAAACAAAGATACCACGGTGCTAGATTAGCGGCAAGAGAATCGAGAACAACTAGTAAACCTGTAGTTCGCAGAGAACCAACAAAAAACACAGTTTCCGAATCCAAAATAATGAGAGAATACAAAGAGTTAAAATCTAAAAACGAAGAGTATAAGAAAGCACTCAATGTATTCAAAGAAAAACTAAACGAAGTTGCGTTGTTTAACACTAACTTAGCATACGTTAATAGATTATTTACTGAGCATTCAACTACTAAGAAAGAAAAAATGGAAATTCTTAAGAGATTTGATAACGCTGAGACAATTAAAGAATCTAAAAACATCTACAAAACTATTAAAACGGAATTAGATTCTAAATCCCCTATTAATGAGTCAGTAGAAACTAAAGTTAATAAAACAATACAATCTTCAAAATCTACTAATTTGAATGAGTCTACTGCATATGTAGATCCACAAATTACAGCGATTAAAGATTTAATGAGAAGAATCTCATAAAAATAATAAAATAACAAAATTAAAAATAAAATTAAAATGGGACATTTGTTAAACTCAGGTGAAGTCGGAAATATCGGACTAGAACACCTAAAACAAATCAGATCTAAAACAATTTCTAAATGGAACAAATTAGGTTTCTTAGAAGGTTTAAAAGGTCACGTAAAAGAGAACATCGCTCAATTAT